CCCGACAATGGTGCCAGTCGCAGGAGCCCGGTGATCTCGACCGGCCCTCTGGATGCCCGGATTGCATAGGTGCCGCTGGCCGACTGGCCTGTGGCGCCCGCCGCGCTGAACATGTCTGTCTGGGTCGCCCCGTCGCAGGAGATGGTCTTATAGTCCGTCCCGCCGAAGGAAAAGATCAGATCGCCAGCGCCGCTTTGCTGCGTATACCAGGCGTCCACCTGCTCATAGGCTCCGGCGAAGGAGAGAGAGGCGCCGTCGGCGAGAATAAGGCTCTCCTGAAGCGGTCCCTTGGTCCCCGTGGAGACGCTGCCGCTGACCGTCACCCCATAAAAGGTCGGGACATAAGTGCTGGACGGCCGCAGCGCCGTCATGATCGGCTCATCGGCCGCGATCCCGTAGTTCAGCCATGCGGTGAACATGTTGAACCAGTGTCGCGATCCCATCGACGCTGCATAAAAATGCGAGATCGAATCGCCGATCAGAGCGAGGACATCGCCGGCGGCGGCATGCTCGATGAGGTTCTCCCGAACCTGTTCCAGAAGCGTGTATGATTGCGGTTTGAGCGGCAGCGGAAACCGGATGCCGTTCAGATAGGGCTTGCCAGGGCCCCATAGACCATGCCCCGAGGCCGCCAGTCCGGTGACGACATATTGGCCGGCCGGGACGAAGCCGGTATTCGCCGGCGCGGCGGCCTTCGAGAACGCGGCCGATTCATCATCTCCGTTGCCGGATGCCTGAACCGCTGGCACCCCGCCCGCGAGAGAACCGAGGAGGCCTGTCTTGATCGTGGCCGCGATTTCAAAGCGGTGCAATGTCGTGGCCGTGAGCGCATCGCCTTCCGCGAGCGGAGAGCCCGTCTTATACCAGAAGCGGACGCCGGTCGGGTTGGAGTTCGCCTGAAACTGGAAAGCGCCGTTTTGCTGGGGGGTGAAGGCGACATACTGGCCCTCCGCAATCTGGATGCCGACCTCGAGGGTCTGCACTCCTGCTGCAACGGCAACGGTCTTCGAGGCGCCGATCTCCGCGGCAACGCCATTCACGACGGAGACAGCCATGACCTTGACCGCTCCGGCCACGCTCGCTCCGATCGTGACATCGGCGATGTAGCCGTCCTGCGGGGCGGGGCTGTCCCTTAGAATGACGGTGAATTGAGCCGGCGTGGCGGTGCCGGTAGACACGATATCAAGCCACCCCGCATCGACATTCTCGCCGATGGTGGCCACGGCGGCCTGCGAAGATGCGTAGGCTATTTCGGCCTTGCTGCGGACATCGCCCTTGAGCGTGAACCGCGAATGGATCTTGTTCCCCATCGAGATCGTCTTGGGCGTCGCGACCGTGGGAACCGCAGCCGTGAACCAGTAGGCCGGGTTTCCTCCCGTGGTCTCATAATAGATGCCGGCGACACCGCCGACGCCGACGACGCAGCCGGCCGGGACAGGAATGTCGAGATCATCGACGACGGCCGCGCCGGCCGGCACGGCGACCGCATAGTCTGCGACATGCGTCAGCGTGCCATCCTCGTTCAGCCGATCTACGGAAACGGTCAGCGTCTTGCCCGCGTTGACGCCGATTTCGAGCTTGGTGAGGAATCCATCCGTTTCGCGCAGCGTGTCGGGCCAGTAAAAGATCTGCGCCCCGTCCGTCACCGACCCCGAGGCGGAAACGTCCGTCCAGCCTATGGTGTCGGTCGTAACCGCACCAGAAAGAGCCGCTACGCCCTGGACCGAGCTGATGGCATCCGCCACCGTGGTCACATCGGCCGAAATCCTCGCCACCGTGTTCAGCTCATCCACGATGCCGGCGACAGCATGGACATCAGCCAGCGCCGCGGCGAGCGCATTCACGTCGTCGATCGAGTTGGCGACGGCCGTCACCTTGGCCGAGATCGCTGCTACCAAGGACACATCATCCTGGATGCCGGCGACCGTGACGATCTTGTCGACGATGGCGGCGACGGCCTGTATCTCGTCATGGATGTCGGCCGTCTTCCCGATCGGGATGAGATTGTCCGCGACCGCCCCGATCGCATCCAGTGCACCGGCAACGGCGCTCACCGCCGCATGGACCGCGGCGACGGCGGAGACATCGTCGAGCTTCAGTGCCACCGCATTGATGGCTGTCAGCGCATCCGCGACGGAATCGACATTCGCAAGATCGGCGGTGAGCGCGGTGATATTGGCACCGGCCGCCGCGACCGCGCTCACCGCCGTCGCGATCAGGGCGACGGCCGAGACATCGTCCGATATCCCGGCCAGCGTCACGATCTTCGCGGTAATGGCGGCAAGGGCTTCGACCTCGCTGGCGATCCCGTTGACGGCTACAACAGCACCGATATGGGGCGCGATGGCAGCGGCATCTTCCGCTATGGGCTCGACAACGGCCCTGTCTGCAGCGGTCTGGACGGCATCGTTATGCGTGCTGGTCGCATAGCCTTGCGCCTCTCGAATGGCGGCCTCGATGTCATCCACCGAATCTGGCGGAGAGAGTTCCATGATCTCCGCCAGCTTGGCGGTATCCGCATCGGGAACGACGACCTGAAAGGAAGAATATTGGGTTCTCGCCGTCCCCTTCTTCCCGAGCATGATGGTCGCGGAATAGACCGTTCCGGCATAGCCATCCGAGTTAGGCCAAAGATCGACCGAGATATTGCCGTCGGCATCAACGTCAGCCGTGATGGGTGCCGGCACAACGATGATATCGCCATCCCTGTCCCGCTTCGACAGGGCAAAGACGACCGAGCCTGGATAACACGGAGTCCCATCCGGCTTCAGGACCGGGCCGGTGACCGTGCATTTGTCGAGAGGGGCAAGAGCCATCTAGAGGTCCTTCCGGCCTTCGAAAGAGTTGGAATTTGGCGAGATGCGGCTATGCGGAAGTCCGCTCACCGAAACGATGCGACCAGCGACCGGTCGAAATGCACCGTCGTACCATCCGAGGATGTGAAGTTGACCGGATAGCTTGGATTGTCGGCGTCGATCTCGGCGCTGCCGACGACCATCATCACGTATTGGGGGTTGAAGTAATCCATCTGCGTCGAGAATTCCTCAGTAACTCCCGAAAGATCGTAGGACGTGGTGTTGCCCTGCAAACAGCCAGCAGCCAGGGCGATCCCGTCCTTGACCGCCGAGACGAGCGTCTGAAGCGTGACCTCCTTGTCTGCGGCGGCATACTTCTTGGCTTGAACATCGATTGCCGCCGTGGATTGCAGCCCGGTGGCGGCGTAGATGTTGAGATAGACGTTGCCGCTGCCGCTGCCCGAGAAGGTCAGAACGACGGTTGCCGCCGTCCCGCTCGCCAACGGCGCCGAGATCAGCGCGATATTGTACTTGTAAGTGGAGTCGTCGGTCTGCCCATGGATTGTGGCCGTGACGCCGCCAATGGTCGCGCCGGTCAGTGAACGGTAAGTACTTCCCGGCTTGATGCCGACGAAGATGAAGACCTCACGGTCATCGGCGGCCGTTCCGATCGGAACGTTGGTGAGCGTGACGCTCGACGAAAACGAAGCAGACGCCGCTCCGGCATAGACAGCATTCGCCGGTGTTGCTGGTGCCGGGCCCTGATTGCTCGCGGCGAGAAGAGCGCGGTTGGCCATCATGTGGTCGCCGTCCCCGCCGAAGCGCCATACCAGGTCGTGCCACCATCGACGGTGAAGAAGGTCAACACGTCCACGCCCGCACTGTTCAGTGTCGGTGCGGCATCGCCCATCCATTTTAGGCTTGCCGGCCAGACGATCGTCTCCAGCCCGCCATTGGTGAGGATCAGGGTAAAGCTGCAGCATTTCCCCGAAGCGGATGGATTGGAGAATGCGAACGTCGGCGCGGTGCCGGCGACCGTCGCCGTGATGACGTTCCCGGATTCGAGATCGATCGTTGGCGACGCTCCGACCGTGCCGAGGGCGTTAATGGTCTCGGCATAGTCCTCGATCGTCGGTCGCTGGAGAAGCTGATCTGCGAGATTGAGCGTGCCGGTCATCGTCGCGCCGGCCAGCGAGACATAGAGCGTATCGAAATAGTTCTTCAGCGTTGCTTTCAGGTTCGCCCAGGTCAGCTTCTTCAGCGCATTGGAGGCCTCGCTGTCGATCAGGCCGATCTCATCAGCATCTACCGGCGTCGTTTTGCTCGTCGCGCCGTGGATCGCCGAGGCGACATTCGTGGCGCTGGTCACGTCGGCTCCTGAAGCGATGCCGGCCAGCTTGGTCTTTTCTGTTGCCGTGTAGGCCTTGTTCGTGGTGCCGTCGGTAAGCGTGTCGGCGGATTGCGTCCCGGTGTGGTTGGCGCGGTCGAAGGCATCCGCATTCTTGCCCTGCGGATCGTAGGTAGCCTTGAGCATGTCGCCCGAACCGTCGCCGTCGGCTCCCTTCGGGATCTCGAAGTCGAATACCGCGGCGGCAGACGTTCCGGCATTCGTCACCGATGCCGGCGTACCGGCCGCAACCGTGGTCACCGTGCCGATGGCTATCGTGGCTGCCGCGCCGTCCGACCCGGCCGCACCCGTGCCTCCCGCCGACCCCTGCGGGCCGGTATCGCCTTGGTCCCCTTTGTCGCCCTTCGCGCCTTGAACGCCGGCCAGGTTGAAGATCCAGTCATTCTTGGTTCCGCTTCCGCCGACCAGATCAACCAGGACCGTCAGTGCATTCCCGGAATAGGCAGTGATGACGCCTTCCATCCAGTTCGAGGGAGCTGAGACCGAGGATGCACGGAGCCGCGCGCCGACGCCCCAGCCGCGATCGGCCTCCACGACGGTGAAGCTTTTCGATCCGGTTCCGATCGCGACCGAGGAAGCGGACGTCCCAACCACATCGGATGATCCCGGCGCGCCATCCTCTCCATTCGTGCCCTGCGGCAAGTTCGCCTTACGCGTCCATGAGCCGGAGCCCGATGCACCGGATTTCACATAGATGCCGTTGTTGGCGGTCGTCGTGTCGGCTACGACCCATCCGCCCACATTGGCCGGGTGCGCCAGATCAGCATCGATATCCGCCTTGGTCGCATAGACAAGAGCGCCGCTCGCGACGGCTGCATTGAGTATGACCTCAACCTCAGTTCCCCAAGTAAGGGCCTCCTCGTTCTTGACCTTGCGCGGGTTTCCCATCGCGTCGAAAGCCGCGAATATGTCTTTGGCGAGCTTGGTGAAAAGCCCCATCGGGATGCTCCAAAAATGATCGATTGCTGAGATCAGCTGATAACGGCGCGATCGGTGATACGGCGCCAGTCGGTCCCGTCGGAGAAAGCAAGGACTGCCCCGCCACCTTCGTCGGCAACGAAAATGATAGACCCTGCCCCACTCGTCGCCGCGCTCGGCACGGTCGCGACGGTGTAAGAGGGGGCAGACGGATTGGCTATGCCGCGCTCGATCTCGGTCGCCCAGGTCTGGGCGTCTTCGTTGCCGACCTTGCGCGGAACGCTATTGCCGTCGGTCGGCGCGAAAACGTCCGCGCCGGACTTCGTCAAAACAACCATTTAAGCTGATCTCCGGGCTAGCCGTTGAATACTTTCGTCGTTGTCGAGCTCGCGGTGCCGTCCGACGAATAGGCGATCGCGGTGAAGGTAATCGGCAGGGAAATGCCGCCGGTGATGAATTGCGTCTGGCCCGGCCGGTGATCCACCGTCTTGCCTGATGCCCCGGTCGCGGTCATCACGATCTTGACTGCCGTGATGGCGTCGCATGTCACGCTCGCCTGATACCCGATCAGGGTTCCCATTGCTCCGTCGAGCACGCCGCCGACCGTTCCAAAGACGGGCGCAGCCGGCGCGGAATTGTCCACGGCGACGGAGGCCACGGAGGCAACATCGGAAAAGTACGACGTTTCCCCATCGCTATTATAAACCCTGGCCCGCGCATCGATCTTTTGGCTCCGATAGTCGCCAGAGACCCACGCCATGGTGCGGTCGACCTCGTTCATCGCCTGCCAGGCATTCGGCAGCGTTCCGACATAGGTGCGGAAATTTGCCTCCATGCCCGTGCCGTCACCTGCCCCGGTGACCGGAATGCGAAGCTCATAGGAGCCGCCTGCATATTGCACCGCGATTGCACCCGTCGGCGCGTTCGGCGTTGCCATGTCGGTTTCATACTGGATGTCCGGCAATTGCTCTGGCGCATCGGCCTCGTCGGTTTCAGGAGTCCACGCCGGCAGGTCCGGCCAGACCTGAAACGGTATTTCCACCTCGCCCGCCTCATCATCGATCCGCGGCGGCGCCATCTTCGCCAGCATCGTCTCTTCGGCGTCACTGTCCTCGATATCGGCATAGGTCAGACCCCATGCGGCAAGCCCGACCATGTTCGTCTTGATCGTGCCGCTGTCAGCCCGAGCGAGCGCGAATAGGCGACGCGCAATGCGCTGCGCCTGGCTCGCGGACGGGCAGAACGGCAGTTCAATCGCCATTTCCTTCTTGCCGTAGCGGGCGATTTCGTCCTCGTTGCTGGCCCACGAAACCCCGGTCAGATCGATCTCGCCGAGCGTATAGTTCAGCTCCGGCGAATAGTATTTGAGCGTGCAGATGTTCGGCCGCTCGATCGCGTCGGGGCCGGACTTCCAGTTGAACTCGGTCTGGTGCACCGCTTCGAACTCGATCTCCGCTTCCGGAGCATCGTCGATCAGGCGAATGTAGATCAGGCCCTCATCCGTCGTGACAACCTCGCCGCCGATGCTGTCGAGCACCTGTTGCATCGTGTCGCCGCGCTTCGACTCCGATTCCCACACGCCCGAGATGCGCGATCGCTTTTCCGTCCCGATCTTGGTCGCGACATCGGCATCCGCGCGATCGGCTTCGGCTGCGATCATGTCCCAATCGAAGTTGTCGACCGTCAGATCCGGATAGGTGAGCATCACGCGGGTGGCGCCAAGGATCCCATTGTCGGACCACTTCCATGTGGACGGGTCATCCTTGTCCTGCGTCTCGTCGCGCGGATCGTAACAGGTGTTGAAACGCGCGATGATGGAACCCGCCGGCTCGCCCTGCTGGTAGAGCTTGACGAACAGCTTATTCGTGAAGCCGGGCGAGACGTATTTGATCAGGCTTTGGGCGATTCCGCGAACCCGATGATCCGCAGTCCAGATCGCGGGAAATGCGGAGAGCAGTTCGGTCCATGCCGTCTCCGTTCCGTCACCGACCTTCGTGCGCCAGACGACCCATGAACTGCCATCCTTCTTCGAATAGGGTGGCGACGACACATTGCCGTTGCTGTCGACGATGACCGCGCGGCCACCGAGCATGTATTCCTCGATCGCGACGAGCGGCCCCTTGGCGGCGCAGACCAGACGGTAACGATTGGCGCCATTGGTATTGCCGAAGGCGCGAAGACCGCCCAGCTCGACGCGGCCGATGGCGTTGATCTCCGAACTGTCCTGTTCCTGAAACGTGTCCTTGTATTTGCCGGGGTCGATTTTGGGGTGAGGCGTGAAAAGAAGTTGAGCCCCGATCGCCAGAGCCGCGGGCAGGATCGACCCGATGGCAACGAAGGTCGCAAAGGAGACGCTGGGCAGCACGGCGCCGATCGTCGCCCAGAGCGCGAAGCCGATGGAGACGGGCTCGGCATGAGCGCAGGCCGTCAACGCCAGCAGCGATGCGCTGGCGGCAAACGCCAGTTTCAGAAGCTTCATTCCGGAAGAGCCCAAACTTTCAGGAAGTCGCGCGGCTTGATCCAGTGGAAGCCGCCATGTTCTTCGCGCCAGAGGCAGACACCACCCTCCGCCACGATGATGCCGATCGGTCCATAGCGCCGCGTATCGATGATGCCGATGTCGCCAAGCTCCGGCGATCCGATGCGCTCGCCGATGGAAGTCGGCAGGAGCGCATCCCATGTGGCAACCAGGCCACCGTGACGGATGATGATCGCCTGCGCCTCGCGACGTGTCCGGTAGATCGGCAATTCGAACGCATGACCGTTCTGCCATAGCCAGCGAGCACAGACGGCAGTGCAATCGTCGATGCCCCATTCGACCGGCTTTTCGGCGAATGGCTTCAGGAACGCCGCCAGGGCGCCGGCACGGCTCACTGCCACGTCTCCGCCACCTGTTGCCCGACCAGGTCGAGGCCCTTGTCGCCCGGATAGCGCCGACGCTGATCCGCGCCGTTCCAGCGGCCGCCGAAGGGAAAGTTCTGCGCCTGCCAGAAACTCTCGATGGTCAACCCGACGTAGCGGACGCCGATGCCTTGCCGCGTCAGCGTCGGGGCCGACATCTTTCCCGGCAGGAGCTTCTTGAACATGATGTTCTCGCCCGTCTCGGGATCGAACGCGCCCCAATAGAGGTTGGCGTCCCGGCCCTCGAGATCACGAGCGTCGGCCTTGACCGATTTCCAGAAGGCGACGTTGACGCCGGAAAGCACGATGGTGACGGCCGCCGCCTGGCCGAACCGGGGATCCTCCACGGCATCTACCGAGACCAGCACGCCGGAGATCGGGTCGGAGACGCCGCGCCACTCGTAACCGCCTACCGTCACGCGCCCGACGCCGTTGTGGACCCGCTGGAAGCCGGACGGCAAATCGAGTTCGGCAAACCAGCACCGTGCCACATGCGGCCCGGAAAGCTTCTCCATATCATCTGTGGAAAACAGCGGCATTGATCACTTCGCAATTGGAAGTAGAGTAAACGCCCTTGCGGGAGGGCATCATGAGAATTGGACACTTTTCAATCATGCTTTTGTGCGCACTGACCGGATGCGCAGCCGACACGCCAGGAAAGAGCGACACGGCCCTAATCGGCCCGCTGCCATCAGCTGGAATCGTTCAGACCACGACCGCCTACCAAAGCATCACGGTCACCGAAGCGGCGCCAACTGGGGCAACTTTGCTCGGCAAGGTGACTGGTACCGCCTGCAAGAACAGCATGTTCGATCCACCCCCGACGAAAGAGACGGCGGTGATCCAACTTCGCCAGAAAGCGGCCAACATGGGCGCTTCGGGCGTCTATGGGATCACATACGGAACTGACCCGAACCCGGTGTCGAAGAATTGCTGGGCAATCATCACGGCGACAGGAACCGCCTATTCCGTGAAGTAGTCGCGAACGTCGTAATCGAACACTTCCACAAAGGTTGCCGTCATGTTCTGGGCGGCCTGCGCATCGCGCTGGATGTTGGCAGCATCCAAACCGGTCAGGCGCACCGCAAGGGTCGGCGCAAGCGTCGCGTAGCTGTCGGTGTCGAAGGCCTTTCGCAGCGGTGGCCAGACGCGATAGCGGCCATCTCCTATGACCTCGGTGACGACGTGCATGCCGAAATAAAAGGGAGAAAGGCCGATTTGTGAGCCCACATCGAGTTGCCAGCCCCAGAAGGTGTTCGCCAATGCTATGACGCTGTCTCCCATGGCGGCCGGCGCGTCGAGCGCCACGAGAGGATACGTCGCGCGCCAGCCCTTCCCGTTCGACCAGCTCTCTCCGTTGCCCCACGGCTGGCTCTCGACTGAACCGGTAATCCCTGCCTCTGCCGGCGTCATTCGGTCGCCGTCAGGGAACGGAAAGCGGGTCGCGTTGGCGCCGCCCTGCAACCCCACGATCCAGCCGCGGTGCCGACGGGCAATCACGCCCTGCAGAGGCGGAAAGGTGACCTGAAACGACCATGCTCCGAAAGGCGATGCAGTAGTCTGGATGAAGCCGGCGATACTTTCTGTCGCGCTTGCATTGATCGCGCGCGGCCCGGACAGGAACTGGAGATCCGTAAACTCCAGCCCTTCGGGATAGTCGAGCAAGCGGGCCATCAGGGACGGACCTTCCTGAATTGCTGACGGTGATCCGCAGCCGCGACGATCTTGGCATGGTGCTTGACGTGATCGTCAAGGGCGCTCTTTAGCCTTGTCACCGCTGCCTGGTCGGCGCCGCGGGCGTCAATGTGGTAGACGGGAGCGTAGACGGTACTGGGCTGGTTCTGGTTGGCTACAGAGGCCATCACGCCGAGCTGACCCTGACCGTTTCGGCGCAAAGGCAAGATGCCTTCTGGACCGGCTTCACCCATCAGGCCAATCCCATTGGCGAACCTGAAGGGCGTAGGACGGTTAACTACGCCTCCGCGCGCAAAAGGTACGACACTGCCGCCATCGAAGGCACCGCCATTGGCATAGAGGCCACCAGCACCCCCGCGCACGGCGGCAAGGGCTATCGAGGAGAGACCGCCGCCGCCGAATAGGCCGCCAAAGAGGCTGTTGAGCGCCTGATCAAGCAGCTTGTCCTCGATTTTCTCCAGAACCGACATAGCGGCATCGCCGAAGGCCTTCCATGCGCTTTCGCCTTGCCGGAGCCCATCGACGAAGGTACTGACGAAGTCGCCCGCCAGTTGGCGCGCATCCTTCAGCTCATCGTTTACGCGGATCTGCGCAGCCAGCGCAGCTCCCCGCGCCGAATTGATGTCGATATTCGCCGAACGGAGGGTGGCATACACGTCCTGCTCGATCGGACTGCGGAACATCTGCTGACGCTCGAAGAGAAGGTCCTGGGCGAGCTTCGCGCCGCGCGTGGCCTCCTCCAGCTTCGCCATTTCCTCGGCGCGAGCGTGAAGCTCCTTCTGCTGGGCTTCGCCGATCGTGCGCCCATGATCCGTGGCCCGAGCCAGAAGTTGCTGATAGTTCCGCAGCGTATCGGCCGCGACGCCGACCTGACCCGTCAGTTGCAGTTCGATCTGCATCTGGTCGATGCGGTTCTGCGCAGATTTTAGAACCTGCTGATATGCGGCAGCGGCGCGGTCGGCGCCCTTGGCAATCTTCTCCTGATCGAGTTGAAACTGCGATTTGGTCGCGTTCGCCCGATCCGTCTGGACCTGATTTGCGTCAATGAACTTCCCGCCGCCGCTATATATCGGCGGGATCGTGCCGAGCGTCGGCAACTGCGATTGCGGGTTCAGCGCGTTCTTGGCCGCTACCGCCTTCTTGAACAGGTCTTCAAGGGCCGCGATGGGACCGGCAAGCGTGAGGTTCGTGTTTTCCAGCGTCTGGAGCGCACTGGTGACGTCACCGACGCCGGATTCTCCGGACTTGGCCTTGTCAAGCAAGTCTTGCAGCGCTTTCTGCGCGCTGTCGGAATCGATCCTTGATATAGCCTGCTGAAGCTCAGCAAATTTCACATCGGCGTCACTCACCTGCCCGGAAAGCTGTGGGAAGGCGTCGACCGTCTTTGTGAGCGCCGTGAAGATATTCAGAAGCTCGGAAGCGGTGCCCGCCAAATCGGGATTGAGCGTTCCGATCTTTGACACATCCGAATTGAATTTGGACATGTCGACGCTGGTGACCTTTTGAAGGGCATCCGCGATCTTGCCGACAGTGGTCGTACCGTTAGTAACGTCCAAACCGGTGAGCCCGGCAATTGCTTCCTTGAAGGGCAGAAACTTCGCGGCCAAAATCTTCTGCGTGTCGGTGTCAAAACCTCCGCCAAGCTTCAAATTGCGAAAAATCCTGTCGAACGCATCCTGCAATTGCGAGCGAGCTAAATCCTCTGCCTTCTTCAACTCCTGAGCATTAAGGAAGTTGACTGTGATCGCGCTATCGCCCTGCGCATAGGCTTTCTCGTGCTTTTTGACTTCGTCGTAAGCATCGCCGAGACGACGGATATTCGCCTCATGCTCTTTCAGAATGTCATCAAGACTTTCGATGTTGCGCCGGCCGAGCATTTCATATGCGGTAAAGGCAGCGCCGGTCGCAACGACGGCCGCCGTCAGGAGTGGAAACCTTGTAATGATCCCAACGATGGTCTGTCCGAGACCCTTCAGGCCGCCCTCGGTCCCCTGAACAACAGCGCCAAGAACCTGCGTTCCTTCCATTTCCGCAACGCGCGCCAGCGATATGCCAGAAGCCCACGCCTGGAAGGCATTGATGCCTGCCGCCTGCAGCTCCATCATGCCGGCGCGGTTCAGCTTCAGGCTTTTGGTGGAATCGTCGATGGCCTTCCGGCCGCTGTTGATCGCCACGACATTGGCAGCGAACGAAACCTTCTCGCGGGCAATGGCATCCGCCATCTCGCCAGCGGTCAACGCACCGAGCGCATGGGCAGTCTTGATCTCCTTCAGATTGGCAAGATAGGTCTGCTGGGCCGCGAAGAGCGGGCTGAACTTCGCCCGCATGGCATCGATCTGCCTCGCCTGATCCGCGAGCGCGCCGACCCACTCGCGCGTTCCCTTGGCGGCAACGCCGGTCGCCTGATTGATACGATCCTGAAGCGCGGTGGCTGCATCACGCGCGGTCTTCGCGGCGGTCTGGAATGATCGCGCGTCGCCCGTAATGCTGAAATTCAGGCTCTGTCCGTCCATAAGGGAACCTCACATTGCAAGGATGACGGGAAGCGACTAGCGTGCGGCCAATGGGAGGGCCGGGATGGACGCGTGGTTGAAAGGGCTGATTGCAGCCGCCTGCATCGTCATAATCGGGTGGGGCGTCTATTTGGGATGGCAGGAATTCGAACGCCAAACAACCATCAGTCGAGAAATACAAACCCGCGACGCACTTGCTGAAATCGTTCGTCTTCAACGCTTGGAGGCAGATGCAAAGCTCAGCATGGCTGCGGCTGAACGAGAAAAACAATCGCAAATTCAAAGTAAGCGGAACGCCTGCCATCAAGCGGCAAATTGGCTGCGTGACTATGCCGTCATGCCGCAGCCAAAAGGCGCGCCGCCGAAGGATACATTGGTCAGCAAAATCAAGATCTGCGCGACCGATGGAACATTGGATGCCGGCGATGCGTTCGACATGAAGCCCTATCTATAGGCCTATATCTTTGAAAACTTCGCCCGGAACAGAGCCGCCGTCATGACCGGCTGCTTTCCTTTGCCGGCCGGCTTCTCCCGCTTGATCCAGCCGATGACCTCGAATTTATCGAGCTCGCCGTCATGGCCCATGATGATCGCGTTTACATCCGCCGCCATGGCGACATCGGGCGGCCAGTGCAACCAGCCGAACGCGACACGGCAGAGCTCGTCATAGAACTCGGCCGCGCTTATGCGCTCTGAGGGTTTCCCTTTTCCGACCCTCCATCGCCTTCGTCCGCCGGGCGGCCACCGTTCGCGATGATCGAAACGAATTTCGTGCAACCGGGCACCAGCGAGGCAATGCCGGTTCGCCAAACGGCCTCCTCGATTTCGGCGGGCTTCTTGCCGAGCCCGACGGCGATGATGCCGGTCACCGTGTCCAGATTGAGATCGGAGAGGCCCCGAAAAGCCCCCATTATGCCACCGGCTTCGCGCGAGATGGTAAGCGCCGCCTTCAGCGAGGGCCGGAGGGTAACGGTCTCGCCATCGAGGACGATCTGGACATCGCCGGCACCGAGAGTTGCCTTGCTCACAGCGTCACCCCCGGCGTCTGGATGTGTACGTTGAGCACCGATGCCGACTTCGCCACGCCGAGGATGATGACATCATCGCCGGTCGTGATATCGGCCTGCGGCGCGATGCCGCCGGCCGTGGCCGAGACGCAGTAGACCGTGCCGGCCACGAGCGTCCCGCCGATGGTGATATCGCCACCCTTCAGGATAGCGAGCGGCTGGCCGTCGGAAGCGCCGTTGAGGGCGATGCCGTCGCAGGACTTGGCGCCGGTGGCGTTGCAGTCGGACAGCTTGTATTTGCCCGAGGTCGCGTCCTTGTAGACGGGCTCTCCGGCCGTGACGGTCGCGCCGGCATTGCCGCTGCGATCGACGATCGCATTCGAGCCGGCTTTGACGTTCGCGGCCGTGATGGAAACGTCTGTCATGTCGCCCTCCTATTACGCCGCCGCCGGAACATCGACGATATTGGAATTGATTTCGATCGTGGCGTTGAGCTGGCGAACCGTATTGGCGCCACCGCCGGCCTGCTGCGCCGACGTGACCAGGCCGATGAAATAATTCAGGGTCGGCGTGCCACCGGATGGAGCATCGTCCCATTCGATCTTGAACGGCCAGTTCGAATTGCCAGCGGCGGCCGCGATTAGCGCAACCTGTCCGGCATCGCCGGTATTGGTGGCGAACTGGTTTTGCATCTGGCCGGCGTTGAGCGTGCCGCCCAGCTTCACGTCGCGCTTGCGGCTGATGACCTGTGTCGTGATCACGGATCGGGTGTCGCCAAACGCGCCGCACTGCGTCCAATCGGCGATTTCGGTCCATGTAACGCCGGAGAAATCGCTTTCGTCGACATCATCATCGGGGCGAGCCATGGCGACGGTGCCAATATAGATTTTCGCGCCAGCAACGGCGTAGAGATCGGCCATGACGGCCTCCTTTCAGGTTTCAGGAATGCCTTGCCAAAGGGCGGTGAGGATTAGATGGCGGTCTCAGGATCCTCGCGCCGCGTGAAGACGGCCAGCGCGAAATCCATGCTCAGCATGCAAAGCGTCCGCTCGCCGTCGCTGTTGAAGGCGAAGTTGGACCCCAGATATTCGTAGTACTTGACGAAGCCGCCGAGCTTCGGCGTGGCGGCAATTTTCTCTTCGACGAAAGCGCCGAGGGCGTCGAGCGTGTCCGACCCTGTGGCATTGTCGCCCTTGACCACGGCCGTTACCCTGACCGTCACGATGCGCTGTTGGCGGCTTGACAGATCGATCGTCGTCACGCGCTCTCCCTGCACCGAGAAGATGAGCGCGGGCACGTCCTGTTTCGACAGCGGCAATGTGCGCTGCTCATAGACGTTCTTTCCGGCTTCGGCAGAGCCGGTAAGGTTCATTGCCAGCCAGGCACGGATCTGCGCGCGGACATGGGCCATCAATCCGTCTCCTGCAGGCGAAACACAACCATGCCGCGGCCGTCCGGCTCGCGCGTCGCGATGGTGAAAAAAAGTTCTTCGCAAGCCCCCGCCGGCAATATCGAGACCGAAGCGCCCTCATCGAGATCGTAGGAATCGGCCTCGGCCAGGTGCAGAAGCGGCGTATCGCCCATGGCGTCGATATCCGGGCCGGTGATGACCATTCCGGCGGCGCGGTAGATGCCCGTGACCTGCCGCGGGAAACCAGCGACCGGCGTGACGGCAATGACTGCGCCGCGGGAAAACATCCGGACGAAGACGCCCGGCAGCGCAGCGAACGGATCGGCCATGGCTGCCGTCACGCCGTTTGCGCGGCGGCAAGCGCCTTCTCGGCCACAGCAAGATCGGCCTCGGCCGTCGCTAGCGCCGCCTTGTTGGCATCGGACCCGTCGGCCTTGGCGGCCTTCGCCATGGCGGCGACCGTATCGGTCCTGGCGGCGACATCGGCCTCGAGCGTGGCGATATCCAACATATCCGCCTGGCGCGCGGGCTTCTTTCTGCCCTTCGCTTCCTCGATCGTCACGCCGCGCGCGGCATAGTGCCCGATTCTTTCCTCGCTCAGCGGAAGGATGTCGACCCTTTCGACCGTCTGGCCGGAGCGGATCTCGAACAGACCGCCGGGGGTCGGGAAAACCTGCCCCCTCGCGCCGGAATTCACGATCCTCACCGCAATCGTCTTTTGCATGGAAATAGCCTTTCCGTGGTGTGAGGCGGGGAGTTGCACTCCCCGCTCTCTTCATCCGATTTACGAGGAGGCGACGCCCTTCTGCAGCACGTCCGGCCTGGTGCAGAGGTAGAGCGGGTAGGAATAGAGCTCGCCCTTGGTCCAGGCCTGGCGGTCGCGGTCGACGACGTTGATCGCATAGGTGTCCTGGCCGCGCGTATTGACGAACGGCCCGAACTCCGCCGGCGCCATCGCCTTCTTGAAGACGCCGTTGGCGCCAAGCGGGAAGAAGATGGCATTGCCGGTCGGAATCGCGACGGTCGAATTGTCATCCGTGCCGCGGTAGTTGTAGAAGTTGATCCCGCCGAACGGGAACATCTCGAAGGCCTGCACCTCGCGCAGGCTCTGTGCCGCCTGCCAGTTGGCATAGAATTTCTCGACGTTCGGATGCATGACAAGGCTGTCGAAGAAGGTATCACCGACCAGCGCGGCGATGCGGGTCGCGGGCGTAAACAGACCCTTCGCGGCGCGCTGCACGAGCCGCTTCACGTCCTGGCATTTCTGCCAGACATTGGTGGTGTCGGTAGTGAGCGCGAAATCGACGGCGGTCGGCTCGGAGATGCCGAATTCGGTGAAATAGTTGTAGATAACCGAGGTGCCGTCGGAATCGAGCAGCTTTCCCTGCAGGGCGCCGAGCCGATGGAATTCATGGGTCAGTTCCATGTTACCGCGAACCTTGGCCATGCGGCTCGCATATTCGGTCTGAAGCGATTCGAATTCGCTTTCCGCGCCGAAGGCGCGGATGCCTTCAACCTCATAAGCATAGAGCGTGAAACTGTCGGCGAGGCGCACCGTGCGGAAATCGCGGATGGTCCGCTGCGACCGGTCGGTCTCACGCGGGGGTGAGCCGAGCGGCGAGGTCGGGATGAGCACCAACTCGGTGCCGCGCTTCTCGACCGCGACGGTGCGGGTGTAGACGGGGCTGTCCTCGAATATGCCGAGCGAGCCGAGCAGGCCGGGCACGTAGTCGATGGTGTCGACGGCCGCCGTCAGGCTCGCCATCGAGAAGGCATTGTCGTTGAAGACGTCCATGGAGAGCATGGTCGTGATCCCTTTCTGGATTGAGGATGCGATGAAGGGGAGTGCCTCTCCCCATGGGCGCCGGCGCTGACGCGCCTAGCGGACGATGATGCCCAGACGGGCGAGCGCCACGTTCGACGCGGCCTTCTGGTCAGTGTCGGCCCCGGCGCAATAGGTGAGCCGCGAGCCGGCGACCTCGGCGTCCCGCGCGACAACGGTGCGGGGCTCCACGGCATCCTCGGCGAGGCCTTCAAAGAGGATGGCGGCCTCGATCTGACTGCCGTCGCCGGCATCGGGATCGTGGCGGACATACCTTCCGCTGCCGGCGGCGACCACGATATCGAAACCGTCGCCGGCAACCATGGCTGTACCGCCCGCCGTGATCGTGAACCCTATATCGTCGGCATAGGCGGTGCCCGTCTGGCCCGACCTGATTCTGAACCCGTCGGGATCGGTCACGTCGAACTTCGTCGCCGCCGTGAAAGCGACCGAATAGGAACCGATCTTGGCCCCGGCGCCCGTGGTGACGGCGGAGATGGTGGCGTTTCCGGTATTGCCGGCCTTCGCCGTGGCGGTCGCCGCTCCGACGGCCTTGCGGCCAAGAATGGTTCCGGGAGCGAGAGCCGCGCCGGTGGCGTCGACCGTAGCCTGGTCGCGCGAGCGATGGTTGCCCGCCTCGGAGATGAGGAAACCGGCCGTGCGCGGGCCGTCCGTATAGATAGTCATGTCGTGTCCTTTCCGATGTTTGCTGGAAGATCGCGTTGCGCCGTGCGGATGGGCCGGCTATTTCGCCTTGCGCCTGACGCCGGCCCTGCCGATGGCGCCCGTCCAGACGGCGGCGCCGTCCTTGGGAGCGGGTTTCTCCCCTCCCCTGCCAAGCGCCGAGGCCGGACGGCCGTTCATGCGTGCCGAAAGGCCAGTGGACACAGCCGGGCCGGCCGCCTTCAACGCAGCAAGCGCCTTTTCCGGAGCATCGTCGGTAGCGAAGGCGAGGTGCGCCGCAAGCGCTTGGTTGCCGTCCGCCTCTTCCGATCCGAGGATGGCCGAGATGCGGGCGCGCTCGGCCGCACAGCCACGATCGAACGCCGCGCGATCCTCGGCAGAAACCTCGGCAGAAATCTCACGATCATCGGTTTCGCCGGATTTCCGGTCGGGATCTTCGGCATCATCCGGATCGTCGGGCGCGTCGTTATCCGTCCCGGCGGCGGCCGGCGCTGCGGCGGCTGCATCTACCTTTTTCTCTTCCTCGTCGGCCGCTGGCGCAGGCACGGCGGCAATCGTCGACGTGCCCGCGGCACGCCGAATAATCGCTGCAAGCGACATCGTCATTTCTCCTTTGCTGGAACCCGCCGGTCAGGCAGGGATGGTGGCCGAACGGCCGATTTCCGCGACGAAAGCCGCGAATGCCTCGATCGGATCGGCGACGGCGTCGACGAGGCCGGCGGCGAGAGCCGCGGCGCCCCGATAGACGGCGGCTTCCGTCTCCAGCGCCGCATCCCTACTCAGGCGCCCGCCGCGATAGCGCGCTACCGTGACAGCGAAGAGATCGCGCATCGAATCCATGTCGGCCTGCACCTGGCGCGCCACCGACGTGGGGAGCTTTTCGTATGGATTGAAATCCGCCTTGTGCGCGCCCGATTTGATGATGGTGACATCGACGCCGGCTTTTTCCAGCGCGCCGGCCACGGATGCATGCATGGTCACGACGCCGATCGAACCGGCATGACCGGTTTCCGGGATGACAATCGCGCGCGTGGCGGCGGCGAGCAGGTAGCCGCCGGAACAGGCGTTTTCGGTGAGGATGGCGATGGTCGGCTTCTCGGCCGCCAGCGCGTGAATCGCCTCGGCGCAGGAAAATGCGCCAGCGGCCTCGCCGCCGAAGGAATCTACCTCGAGCACCACGCCGCGGACGCCGCGATCGGCGCGCACCGAGGCGATCTGAGCCTGGATGCCTTCATAGGAGGTTTCCCCCGAATAGGAATTGACCCATTTTCCCTTGGCGACCAGCGATCCCTCGACCGGGATGATGGCGACGCCGTCGATGATGTCAGGACGCACATATTCGGCCTCCTCGCGATAGAGCGGGTTGCCGAGCACACCCATCTCGACACCATGGAGGGAGACCGGATGGCCGAGAAGCCGGGGGCCGAGCGCATCGGCGATGACGGCGGCCTTGCCCGGTTCCATCATGAGCGGCGTGTCGAACAGCCTGGCGACGAGGTGCGGGAACATCAGGCGGCCTCCTGCCGTTCGCGACGGTCGCGCTGGTCCGGCGTTTCCTGGACATCCTCGGTGACCGTCTGGCGCTGCGGCTCGGCTGGAACCGGATCGAGCCCGTTCGCCACCAGGAAGCGCCGCTCGCGGGCGCGCTTGCGCGTCACCTGTTTCCAGTCGAGGCCCTGCTCGGCGCATTCCTTCTCCAGGCTGGAGACGCCGAGAGACATGCGCATGCCCGCCGCCGCGGCCTCCTTCTGCGGATCGACCCAGCCGCGCGCCGGGCCGATCCAGTCGCAGCGGACCCATGCGGCCGGATTGGCCTCAAAGGAGACGGCGGCGCCGGGCAGACGGAAGATCCTGCGGTCGAAAGCCTCCTCCAGCCAGGCGCGATAGACCTGGTTCATGAACTGCGCCGCGAACATGTCCTTGCGGGCGGTCAGCCCGCGCCAGATTTCCAGCAACGCCGCGCGGGCGGAAGAGTAGTTGACCTGCGACCAGTCCATGGTGAGCTGTTCGTAGGTGAGGCCGATGGTCGACGCGACATTGCGCAGCGCGGCGCGGAAGAAGGCCTCGAAGCCGGCGTTGGGATGGCCGGGATGCGTGAGCGTCACCTCGTCGCCGGGGAAAAGGAAATGCGCCGTGCCACCCGGAAGCCGCGGCGGGGCCTCCCTGTAAGCCGCCAAGCGGGCGGCATTCAGCTCGCCGATCTGCCTCGTCGTCATGGCTTCGGCGAGTTCGTCGTGATTGCCCGGCGCGGTGATGAAGGCGGCGAGCACGGCGTTGACGAGCGCAGCCTGCAGTTCAGCCTCGTCGTATTTGACCATCTGCTTGAGCTTGCGCAGGATCGGCGCGAGTGGCGGCACACCGCGGAACTGGCCGGCCCTGTCCGCCTCGAAGGCATGGACCATGACCGGACGGCCCCATTCCGTCTCGCGATCGACATAAGCCCAGTGCGCCGTGCGCGCGCCCCACAAGGCGTCATCGTCGGGATGGGTCGTGCGGATCCAGTAGCCGATCGCGGCGCCGTGCGGATCGAGCTGAACGCCGGCGCGGCGGTCGACAGCGTCCGGCGAACCATCCGGATTGGATAGCCGGTCGGGATCGACGATCTTTACGAAAGTGGCGAAGGGAGCGCCACGCCCCTCGTCCCAGCCTATCTCGG